GAATTAGCCTTTGCTGTAATGAAGGCCAAAAAAAGTAAGCCATTCCATGGTTATAACCCAAATAAGCACAGTAAGAAAGGTGGACTGAACGCTAAGGGTCGTGCCGCCGCCAAGCGTAAGAGTGGTGCAAACCTCAAACCCCCCGTGACAACCAAGCCGAGTAAACTCAAACCCGGCTCAAAGAAGGCAAAGCGTCGTAAGTCGTTTTGCGCTCGCATGTCGGGTGTCAAAGGCCCGACCAGTAAAGGTGGTAAATTGACACCAAAGGGAGCATCCTTGAAGCGATGGAACTGTTGAGGGTTTGATATGGTGTTTGAGAAGGCGTGGAACTTTCTCAAGGCTTCTCGGCAAATGAAGTTGTACAACTACATAGAAGACTACCCCGATAGGGAACCTGTCACTGCTTACCGTGGGGTTCCATTCCCAACCACACAACCAATGGATGGCAATCAGTGGTATCAAAAAGACACTCCAATTGACCTTGATAGAAAAGGGACATGGTGGGCTGAAGGTGGGGCTGAGCCGCACGCCACCGCTTCATTTTTTGGTCGGATGCCCAATGAACCGGGGCCGAGTAACGAGCGGGCCATTGTACTCGGACATAGGGGTAAACTGGAAAACATTGGAAATGTTCAACGACGACGCAATGAATGGAATCCCGCTAACGATGCTAAAATGGATGAAGCCTTTGTTTCTCATGACCGACCCATGGATTGGGAAAACATCGTGTTATCACAACCAACAAAAAGTGTCACCGATAACATGACTGAAGGAGAACATGACAAATGGATAGAAAACTTCTATTCAACTACAGGAAGAAGGCCACAGGACGGTGTGCAAGAATGACCGTCCTCAAGAACACAAGGACTGGTCGGTACAGCACTGACGCAGATGAGGTCATGACCCATGTGCGTAAGCCCGTGTTCGTGGACAACGCCATTCATCACGGTCGCATCAGCGTGCAGAAGGCAAACAAGGCCAAAGTCACGGTAGAAAAGAAAAACACTCGTAATTTACAAGTGATGCCGCAACGCAACTACCGTATCCTTGAGGGCGAATCGTACATCCAGTTGTCGCATAACAACACACCCGGCCATTCGCTCAATACTGCCCCTTTCTTTGCTGATGATTTAATTTCAAACACCAACAGCCCCATGCTCATCTACAACGCTGACGCAACAACGCAACGCCTATTGCCGCACACGGTTGAATCATCATCGTTTGGTGTGCTGGTGAACCTACGCAACATGAAGGGCAAAACGCTGGACGGTATCGGGTTCAGTGGTCGCACCGTTAAACTCGGCCAGCCTGTAGATGTGGGCCTGCGTACCACGGACTTGGCTGTGCGCCTTGGTGAGTCTATCAACAGCGGCGCAACCAGCGTGAACATCTCTCGCCCACAGAATGTCACTGCATCATCGGCACGCAAGCACAGCACACGCTTCGTGGGTCAAGACTTCAACAACATGAACCTCATGACCGCCCTGCGCTTCCTTGGCCGTCACGACAGCCGTATGCTTCTGCTTGACCGCTTCGGCAACCTGTTGTACATTCCCATCACATTCAGCGAGGCAAGTGTGTTCGTGGACAAGAACCTGCGATTCGGTGCCAAGACCGATAACCCGATTGAAAACATCTCCAACCGTGTCACTGTGCAAGGTCAGCCGTTGGCTCTCAATGACTTGGTGATTGTCACGGTGGACGATGTAGAAGGACAGGTAGAGGAAGTGCGAGAGGACAGTGCACCCATCGTGGACAACACCGCCCGCACCACCAACGCCGCCCGTCGTGTCGCACGACAGGTGCTCAAATCACGCTCGCTTATCCGTGGCTCCATATCCAGTGGTGGACACCTTAACCTGCTCAATCTGCGCCCCGGTATGACTGTCAAGTATGACGGTGGCAACAAGGTCGTCACGGAAATCAAACATATGCCAATGAAGAACATGAGCGACCTTACGATGATGAACCTTGACACGGGTATTGAGGGCATCCTACAGGGCGTGGCCGAGGGCAGTAGCGTGGGCGCAAACGACAGCAACCCCGCCACCTATGTACAGGTGGTAGAGCAGAACTTGGCCTTGTTCGGCAAGGTTGAGTTGCGTATCGTATCAGTCGTAAAGGAAAGAGGAGTATTTAACACAGCATACCTTATCGGTGGTGTGAAGGGAACACATAATCGTGGACTGATAGGTGGAAATGGCTTGCCTATCGGTGTGAACAAGACAGTGGAAAGGAGGAACATCTATGCCGATTAGCGACTACATGCGAAGGCTGTTGCTTGACACGCTCGCCAGCAACATCAACGAGGTCATTTTGGGCTTTGACGGCACACCAGCCACCACTGACGATGGCTCGGCGGGTCGCCCTGCTATCACCCTCACCCCTACCATCACCATCGTGGACGACACCTCTCTACTCGTTGAGGCCAAACTCCCCTATGACACTACATTTGCTGACCAAATAAAGGAGGTGTACATCCAGTTTCGTGATACAAGTGATTTCACACCCGTGGCACGGTACACGATTTCTCCCATAACTAAATCATCAGCAAATGAATTAAAAATTCAAATCGCAATTGAGGTGGCATAATGACAGGCAATCCATTATCGGGACATACAGCGGCAAACCACGCATCAGCAATGACTGGTAGCGGGGTCTTTACAGACAGTTTGGAAGATGGTGAACACATCACCAGCCCGTCACTCACAAACATGCTTGAGGGTGTGCATGGCAACGGCATCATCCTTGAAGAAGACACAGCAGGTACGGCAAGCATTCGTGATAACCCCGAAGACTTACCGGGTGTATGTGAGCAGGTAGATAATCCCAACAGGATACGCATAGTAGGTGGTCATGCGGTGCTTGACGGGGTGTTGTACAAGTTCGCAGGTGGGCCGGGTTCCTCTCAACTTGTAGATTTTACGACAACCAGCCAACACGCTCGTGCTACATACGCAAGTAATTATTTGAGTGCGGGAGAAGAAGCACTGATTGTTGTCTATGTTTCATCGGACGGTCCAAGTAATCATTGCATAACATGGGAAATTGGTTCAGCGGTTGCGACGGCATCCAACACATACCCCACCACCCCATCTGCTTTCCTCAGTAATCCAAAACCCAGTGGCCTTAATGTGAAACAAAGCGTGGTGCTTGCAGTTATCCGTGTTGTCTATTCTGCATCGGGAGGTGACATGAAATTAAGCATCACTGAAAGCAATGACAAGCGAGTGTTTGTGCGGCCTACCCCACTGTACCTATCACCAGTGACCAGTGGGGCCGTAGGTGCCACAACCCCTGTGGACATACACACTGAACTTGATGCTTACAACCAAGATACAGGTAACCTTTCCACAAGTCGCTTTGGTGCGTTATGGCAATCCTTTGGTGCCCAAATAGCAAGCACAACAGCAGGAGACAGCGGTAAGGATGTGTTGTATTACAGTGGAACCTTTGGTACAGATGCCGCTGACAGATACACCCGTTCTGTGTTTGACCGTGTACTGACCAGTACAGCCACGAGCATTGACCTCACATCGGCTGATGCGAACATTCTCGTGCTGACACCGGGTGGTACATTCACCATTACCACCAGCGGGCCATTCCCGGCTGGCTATATCATTGAGATAAAAAACACTCATGGTTCAAATACCGGCACCTTCGCACTGACCAACTCTACCACATCAGCCATTGGTGATACGGCTGACGCTGACGGTGGGTATGCACGCTTTGTATGTACGGTAAGCGACCCTACCAATCCCACTTTCGTGCGCTTGCAGTGATTTTTAGTAGTTTGACTTCATGGGTGTTTTAATGAAGCCGATGGATTTAGCGTGGTCATTGCTCAAAGCAGACCCCGACTACCGTGTTCGTGACCCCAAAGCGAGTGCTTACTTTGAGACGAAGGAGAGTCAAGCGATGCACCCTGCGATAGCCGGTCATGTGCATAGAAAGTTAAACCAAGGCGATGATGAACTGAAGAGAGTGCCATCGCCGTTTGGAGAACAAACGATAAATCCTGCCAGTCGTATCCCAAGAAATAAATTGAAATTCCAGCCTCAAAAGTTCACCGATATGCCGACTGATAAAATGAAGCGAAGGTTCGGAAGTGGCCCGATGGTGCAATTACCAACTGGAATGGACACTCGTAATTATGGTGATGGCTCAGAAGCAACGATATTAGGCGACAAAGACCCCGGTGTGTCTGTGAGCAATCGGCCCGATATGAGAATGATTAATACACCCGATACTGTTCTCAATCTCTTGCAAATACCC